ATATCAGCCGGTGCGTTGGCGCCTTCCTGATGACTTTGATAGTCAGGAGGCGATGCTCCGCGCCGTGCGGCGGTTGGACATGACCTCATCACCCGGGATACCGTACATGCGGGAAGCAAGTACGAATGGTGCCTGGTTGGAGTGGAATGGTGTGAGCTGTTCCCAGGTCAGGTTAGACCGTCTCTGGTACGATGTCCAGCGAGTTCTCGATGGTTCGTTTGAGCAGTTTATCCGAGTCTTCATCAAGTCAGAACCTCATAAGGAGGCTAAAGCCTCTGAGGGTCGATGGCGTTTGATAATGGCGTGTGCATTACCGGTTCAGATTGTGTGGCACATGCTGTTTGATGAGATGAATGACAAGGAGATAGCTAGGTCTTACGAGATTCCGAGTCAGCAGGGCCTCGTGCTGGTGAATGGTGGCTGGAAGCTCTACCTCCAATCTTGGTTGGAGGCGGGTTACAATTCCGGGTTAGATAAGTCTGCCTGGGATTGGACGGCACCTCTCTGGGCATTGATGCTTGACCTTGAGTTTAGACGTAGAATGGGTTATGGAGACAGGATGACGGAATGGCATAGTATCGCGAGGAGAATGTATGAGGAGATGTTCGTTCGTCCGCGATTGGTTCTCTCGGATGGTTCTGTTTGGCAACAGGCGATTCCTGGAATCATGAAGTCCGGATGTGTGAACACCATATCCACGAACTCGCATATGCAGGTGATGATCCATATAGTTGTCTGTGAGACTGCTGGTATGCCCATCTATCCGCTGCCTAAGGCTTGTGGGGATGACACGTTGCAGCTTTTATCCCAGACCGTGGATCTTGATGCGTATCGCCGGTATGGGGTGGTTGTAAAGACCGCCTCAGAGGGCTTGGAGTTTGTGGGGCATGAGTTCACCTGGGGGGGACCTCATCCTCTTTATATGTTTAAGCATGTGAAGCGGTTGCAGTATACGACCGATGAGATATTGCCGCAATACTTAGATTCCATGGCTCGTATGTATGTGCATACAGAGTATTTTGGGGTTTGGGAGCGGTTGGCGATGTCTTTTGGTTGTCCTCTTCCCTTATCACGGAACGCATACCTTTATTGGTATGACGTGGGTGAATGATTTCCTCTGGAACATTCGCGTCTCCCCTGGACGTAAACTAGGAGGTTTCCAGTGAATCAAGCCTGGTCTCAGCGCGC